CTTAATGGTGTATTTCGTGTTAAGAATAAGTTTGATTTGTTTCAAGCATCCTTTCATCAAAACTATATTACACCAGAACCTATTCCAGAAAAAACAGACATTGAGTTTCGTGCTGTAGCTACTAGTGCAAATGCTAATTTGCGTGTGGCTGCTTCAGCAGACATTGTTTATATAGTGAATACAGCCCCATGATACCAAGAAAAAAACGAACACTTTCTTTAGAATTGACCACATCTAATCAAGATGTGTACACAGTTCCTGAAAGATTTAATGCAGACATAAGTAGTATAATAGTTTCTAATACTTCTAGTTCTTCTGTTACATTTAGTTTAGATTGGTATCAATCGTCAAGTACTACTTATTTTACTATTGCTGAAACAGTAACAATGGTTCCTAATTCTATTTTACAAATAACTGAGTATCCTTTGTATCTTGAAAAAAATGATTTAATTCGTGGATTAGCAAGTGCGGGTAGTTCAGTTACTGTAACAATAGCTACAGAAGAATACTTTGAAGCTACTCGTTTTAACTAAACGCATAACGGGGTTGCATTATTGATTATAGTATGTTATAACTATATATGATATAACTATCTCGTGCAGTAAAATGCTGCACTAGCAAAAGGAGATAGTTATGAAAGAATGGTTTAAAAAAGTATTGGTTGCAATGATTGACGCACGTCAACGCCAAGCCAATGCACGTATTGCAGAGATACAACTAAACCGTATGTCAACTCGTGAGCTACGAGATATTGGCATATCACGCTGTGACATTAAAAGAGTGATATATGAAGACCTCAACGAAAAGACAATCAAAGGCACCAATAGCAAAAAAGAAAATGTCTCGTGGTGGCAGTACCTCAACAGTAAATTCAGCGGGAAACTATACAAAGCCAACCATGCGTAAAAACTTGTTCAACAAGATTAAAGCAGGTAGTAAGGGTGGCAGTTCAGGTCAATGGTCTGCACGTAAAGCCCAAATGTTAGCCAAACAGTATAAAGACAAAGGTGGCGGTTACAAAAGTTAAGAGGGCGATATGGACCCAGTGACAATAATCGGTGGGGCCACAGTCGCCTTTAACGCCATTAAACAAGGCATAGCTGTAGGCCGTGACTTACAGGATATGTCTGGTCAACTTGCTAAGTGGGCAGGACACATGTCCGACTTAGGTCAAGCTGAGAAACAAGTAAAGAACCCACCGTGGTGGAAATCAATGGGTGGTTCAGTAGAAGCTGAAGCATTAGAAGTATTTGCTGCTAAACGTAAAGCAGATGCTATGCGTACAGAACTAAAGAACCATATTAGTTTTGTAATGGGTCCATCTGCTTGGGATGAACTAGTTGCAATAGAAGGCAAAATACGCAAACAAAAGAAAGAACAAGAGTATCGTAAAGCAGAGATACAGGAAGCTATTATAACTTGGACACTATCTGGTCTGTTATTAATGTCTGGTATTGCTGCTGTTATATTCTTTGCATGGTTATTATCAAATGGCTAAAGCTAAATCACAACAAAGTCTTGATAGATGGACAAAACAAAAGTGGAGAACCAAAAGTGGTAAACCTTCAACGCAAGGTCCAAAAGCTACAGGGGAACGTTATTTACCTGAAGCGGCGATTAAAGCTATGTCTAGTTCGCAATATGCGGCGAGTAGTGCAAAGAAAAGAAAAGATACTGCAGCAGGTAAACAGTTTTCTAAACAGCCTAAAGGGGCTGCTGAAACTTCCAGACGTTACAGGAGATCATAGTTGGTAGTAGATTTTGATGTAGATGGTGATGGTAAGATCACACTAGAAGAAGTAGCAATGAAAGAACGTATGCTTGAAATAGAGCTACGTGAAGAAAAAGCTGAATCACAAAAGTTTATGGCATGGGTAGCTATGGGCATGATGATTATCTTTACTGTATTTCTGTTTACTCCATTTATGTCAGACTCACGTGTGAATGCTCTAGCAGATTTGCTAGGGTTATTTTATATTGCCCAGACAGGTGTGGTTGCCGCTTATATGGGTGCAACGGCTTACATGGCAGGTAAACCTATGGGCAACAAAACAACAAAGGATATGAGATAATGAGAGCACCAAGAAGATTTTCAAGACCCACCAGAGGTGGTAGAACAACAGGAACAGCCCGAGGTAAAATGATGTTACCACCTGGTATGGATATTCCTAAAGGTACTACACCAGAAGGAAGAAAACCAATAAAAACAGGAGGAGGCCGTTCACTTGCTGATGCAATGAGAGCAGTTTACAATGAGAAGAGAAAAAGGAGAGCAGGTAAGGCTCGTTCTACTGGCACTCCTAAAGCTCCTACAAGAACTAAAAGACCAACTACAGCAACACCTACAAGACGTACACCTCCTACTACGAGTAGGCCACGTAGACCTTCTGGTGTAAGTAAACCAGGAGGCAGAGGAATACCTAGAATACCAAGAACACCTGTTAGTACTGGTCGTCCTCCACGTAGAATGAGAAGAAGATAAAATGGCATTTAAACTTTCTCAACGTTCATTAGATAAATTAGAGGGTGTTCACCCTGATATGGTAGCAGTTGTTAAACGTGCTATTGAACTGACAGACGTTGACTTTGGCGTGACGTATGGTGTACGTACAGTAGAAGAGCAAGAAAAGCTTGTAGCATCTGGACGTTCACAAACAATGAAGTCTAAACACTTAATTCAAGACACAGGATACTCACATGCCGTAGACCTTGTAGCATACGATGGCTCAGATGTTGTATGGGAAATCAATGTCTATGATAACATCTGTGATGCTATGGCACGTGCAGCAGACGAACTAGAAGTACCAGTAAAATGGGGTGCAGCTTGGTCTGAAGGCGATATTCGTTTTTATGAAGACACTGCAGAAGATGCAATGAACGCATACATTGACCTACGTAGATCACAAGGTCGTCGTCCATTTATTGATGGTCCTCATTTTGAGATGATGTAATGAGATGGTTAGTCCTAGCTTTATTATTATCTAGTTGTGGTTTAACTTCTTTTATTCCATCAGGTGGTACTAATGTAGCTGCTAACACTCAACTTGGTAAAGAAAACAAACAAGCTGTAGTTACTTATGAAGAAGAAGAAAATAATAATGCAGGACGTGACATCATTACAGAAACAAAAGAAGTAGAAGCAGGTCCAGTAGAAAAACTTTGGATAAACAATCAAAACATTCCACCTTGGGTAATGATACTTTTATTACTAGGATGGCTACTACCAACTCCAACACAAATAGGTCAATCAATAGCAAACTTTGTGCTTGCATTATTTAGAAGAAAGAGTTAAAATGACACGAGCATTAACAGAAAAACAACAGAAACTACTTGCAGTTTTATTTGACGAGGCAGGTGGTGACATTGTAACTGCAAAGAAGATTGCAGGGTATTCGGATGCTACTTCGTCTACGGAGATCATTAACTCTTTGAAAGAAGAAATCTTAGATGCTACATCAGCATACATGGCACGTAATGCACCTAAAGCTGCAATGGCTATGGTAGGTGCTTTGTATGATCCTACTGAGCTAGGTATTCGTGACAAAATGCAAGCAGCTAAAGAATTACTTGACCGTACTGGTTTAGTTAAAACAGAGAAAATGCAAGTAGAAGCAAAAGGTGGTGTAATGCTAATGCCACCAAAACAAATGGATGATGATGACTAAACCTCTTAAACAGTGGAAGTTACCCCAACCAACAGACATAAAAGAAGACAACGAATGGGTTCCTATTCCTCGTATATCTAGGACAATACCATTTGGATACGAAGTAAACCCCGACGATCCTGACGTACTATTACCTATTGAGCATGAACTTGATATGCTTGAACAGGCACAAAAGTATCTTAAACAGTACTCTTATCGTGAAGTAGCTAATTGGCTAACACGAAATACAGGTAGAGACATATCTCACGTAGGATTACGGAAACGGTTGGAAAATGAGCGACAACGAAAAAACAAAGCTAGAAGCCTTCGCAGATGGGCAGACTATGCGAAAAAGGCAATCGCCAAAGCGGAAGAAATTGAACGCACAAGACTCGGAGCCAAAGCCGACGAGGACTACGAGGAAGCGAACTACAGCGAAGCCAAAGCCTGAACCTGCAAAGATAGTTGATGAGATTCCTATTGAGGAACAACACAATGTAATCTTTAAACCT